TGCAGAATCTATTAAATCATAAACTTTTTTAAAATTATTAATAATTTTTATTTAATTTCATAATCAATATGACGTTTTTTTAATTCCTTTAAAAAATAGTCATATTTTTTTTGCTCTTTATCCTTTGAAATATGTCCAATACCGAAAGTATATCTAAAAAATCTAGCTTTTAATTTAATAGATACCTTATAAGCACGATTACTTCTATAAGTAGAAGTAGATATAATTTTTACACCTACAATATTATCTGTATCAATTGGAAACAAATGATTTGAAGTGTATAACTTATCGCCCTCAAAATAACAAATAATTTCATCAGGATATTTTATTTTAAAAATATATAACCGATTAATTACAAATCTATGCTTTTGTGGTTAGTCTTTTTTGTTAACAAAAAATCAAATTTAAGAGAGATAAAAATGAGCTCATTTTTAAAACAAGCTTACGCTTTAGAACAAGAAGTTGTTGAAGAAGTTACAGAAGTAGATGGTGACGAGTTAATCGAAACTGTTGAAGAAACTGAAGTAGCACGTCAAGAATCTGAATCTTTAGGTGCAGAAGTTGAACGCGCTATCGCGGTTCACGATGAAATCGAAAACCAAAACGATACTTTAGAAGAAATCATCGAACAACAAGGTGAAGTAACGCCTGAAGTTGCTGCGGTTGTTGAAGTAGCACGTCGTACTGCGGCTGCTGGTCTTGGTTTAAACCCAGATGAAGAAGGTGAAGAATTAGTTGATGCAGCTGGTTTAGAATCTATGGTTGCGACTAAATCTGTTGTAGCTTTAGAAGATGCTAAAGAAACAGCACGTAAATTATGGGAAAAAATCAAAGCTTTATGGGAAGCATTCGTTAAACGTGCTTCTGATTTCTGGAACTGGTTAGTTAAACTTGTTCGTTTCACTGATAAAAAATACAAACAAGCTATCGCTGTAGTTAAAACTGTTTCTGATGAAGACTTTGCTAAAGCATTAGAAAAATTACAAGCAGAAGATGGTAAAGTTGCTAACTTAGCACAATCAGCACGTGCTGCTCTTCAAGCTAACGGTAAATTAGTAGATGTTAATCGTCAAGTTGGTCCAAGCATCGCTAAAGCTGAAGCAATTCGTAACAACGTAGACGGCGCTATCAAGAAATTATACGCTGAAGACCTAGCTAAAGCGAAAGGTGCAGAAGTATTTAAAGCAAACGTTAAAACTGACGAAGTTGTTGTTTTAAACGAAAAAATCAAAGTGTCTGCTGAAAGCGGTCAAGTTGTTTGCACTTCAGAAACTGATATGCAAAAAGTTCCAGCATCATTTGCGTTTACTCGTAAAGAATTAATGGATGCTTTACAAATCGGTACTGGCGTAGTTAAGAATTTAGATAAATTCGCTAACGAAAGCTTCAAACGTTATACTAAAGTAAAAGATGAATTCAAAAATGCTGAAGATCTGAAAAAATTACCTGAAGCAGAAGCTAAAGTATACAACGCTAACGTTAAAGCAGTTCTTGCTGCACGTCGTGCGATTTACACTATGGAACAAAAAGTCGTTAAGAAACATAACGAAATTTTAAAAGCATACTTAAAAATTGCTAGCGCAGTAGCTCCAGTTCGTGCACAAGCTGAAGAAACCGCAGCTAAATAATTGATCTTTATTGATCAATAAAGTACAGAGGGTAGGAGTAATTACTCCTACCCTTATGTCAGTTTGTCAGGAAGGAATACAAAAATGCGAAATGTTCCAAACATCCATTTAACCATGGATAATACATATGCTGGCTATCTGTTATCTAAAGAAATCGTTAATGTTTCCAATGAAAGTTTAATAAATAAAACTATTGCAGCTTATGTTGGACATGAAATTTCTGAAGAAGGTATCTTAGATTCATTAAAAGCTAAAATACTATCCTCTTATAGTAAGTACTCCAATAATAAATATTTTAAAGAATTAATCGAAGATAAATATTTTAAATTTTGGAAAACCAATAAAGTGGGCCAGGCTGTATTTGCGTTAAAAGAAATGGACGTAAATTACAGTAACAAGTTTAATGAAAAATTAAATGAAATTTTTACTACCTCTGGTAAATCGAATTACACGTTTGATAAAAATGGTAAGTTATTTGTTTTTACAGAATTAGTAAAGACACATTCTGATTTAGTTACTGTTTTATTAGATGCACTTGCTAATTTAGTTAATCAAGTTAAAGCTAATCCGAATAATGAATACGTTTTGGAAGATCTTGTAAAACTATTAAACGTAAATACATTGAAGAATGATACCAACACTATTGTAATAGCTGAAGAGAATAACAAAATTAAGTTTGATTATTTCAATCATTCTAAAACATCTAGTGTAGACAAAGATGGTGTTATTAAATGGTATAAAGATGTGCAGAAAGGAATTATCCAGTTAGAAAACAATATAAAGAAATTCCAAGAAAAAAATGCAACTATTTATAAACTGATGGATGATTTACCTACGTTACAGAAAGGGTTATTAGCAAGCGCTGTCAGTATGATAACCGGGTTTATTAGATCTATTATTGGTTTCTTAATGCTTCATTTAAATGAGACCATCACAGCTGTAGCTAAAGCGGCATTATCTTTAAAAGATTCAGGTATCTCTAACGAGAAGTTTTTAGATGAAGGTGATACACCGATTATTAAAATCTGGAATATTTTCTTTGATATTTTAGAATTTATTGCAACAGCGTTTTTCGCCTATCTATTTTACACCGTTCTTATTTTCTTCTTAAATATCTTATTACTTGGTGTGTTGACGCCGTTTTCGGGTATTTTAGTAATAGGGCTAACAGTAAAAACATTAATTGAAAAATATAAAAATGAGGAAAAATAAATGTCGTTCTTAAAAGGCTTAATGAAAGAAGCAGTTTCTAAAGAAGCCGCTTCTTTAAACATTGATGAATTAGAAATGAAATTAGCTTCTTTAATAGAAACTAAATCTGTACTTGAATCATTTGAAGAAGATACAGTGTTGGGTAATTTAGCCATTGAAAAGATTGCTCAAGAATTTGGTGTAAAAACTAAAGATGAAGCTTTGGATTGTATTAACCAAGAAATTGAAAAAACTGAAAAAAGTATCAAACTTTATAATTCAGTAAATAAATAATTTATCATGATATTATTTGCCTAAGGATCATGTTAATCCTTAGGCATTTATGTTTGTCTATTCGAATAGGAGATTTAAAAATGAGAAATATTAACAGATACGGTTTAGTTTCTAATGAAACAGTAACCGCATACCCAGGAGTGAATATTCGTTCCTTTTTAACGAGTCTAGAAGAAACGCGCGCAAATCTACTTCTGACTAAAGAACTAGGAACTTATTCTGCAGAAATCCAACAAGCGATTATCAATATTGAACAATCTATTCTTTATTTAGAACACTATATTGGACGTAGAGAAAAAGCAGGTATCTTTACAGTAGATATTCCTGAAAATCTATCAGAAACGCATACATTGATTAATAAAACACGAATGACTGATGTAGTGATCAATGTACTTAAGGATAGTCCTACAGGTTATGAAATTGTTCAATATTATAAATTTGAAAAAACTTATCCTGCTCAAGAATTTAATTTAGCACAACAGTATTTTAATTTACTTTACGGTAATAACTTACCTTATCGTGCTCATGAAGAAGATGGTAAAGTTATTATCGATATCGTAGTTAAAGGTGAACCTAAAGAAACATCTTTACCTGACTTACCGTTCTTGCGTCAGGATATGATTGATAAATCAAAATGTAATACCGATCGTAATTATTATTTCTACGATTGTATTACTCATAAATCATTCGATGTAAAAATTAACAAAAAAGCATTCGATATTACCCAAGGAATCGGTAGAACAAGATATACCTTATGTAATGAAGAGATTGTTAACAAACTTAACGAACTTGGAATTGCTTACGCTTGGAGATATGATTGTCCTAATATCTATTTAGTATTAGGTTCTTTTACCGATGATAATTTTGAAGAAGTAAAAACAACTATTGAAAATATTATCAAAGATAACGAGAAAAAAACAAATATAGCTCCAATGTAAATCATTTAAATATAAAACTTATATAAGGCATTATAATGGCAGAAAATGATTTAAATTATAGCGCACCTAACGTCGCTCAAGGTAGCGGTATCGCCGAAGCATTGATCACAGCTGGATTCATTGAAAAAGACGGTACAAATACGCCTAAGATCGAGAATGACGTTGAACAGGCTTATAAAAAAGAGAACGCTATTTTATTTGAAAAAGAACACAAATACGGTAGAGAATACGTTACCTATAACGGTATCTATCATATTGAGTTCCGTGCTGAGCACGCCGATGAAGCTCAAAAATTTATCGATGAAAATGGTGCCATCGGTACAGATCTTATCTACCACACTAAACGTGGTAAAGGCGGTTCAACTTTATTCTCTTTTAATAAAGCAAACAGCCGTGTTAAATACACTCAACTAGGCATCAACTTAACTGAGTTAAGAGCAGCCTATGATGGTTCTAACGATTTAACTGACGTTCTCGATGGAACCAATACAGTAATCCCTCTACCAGATGTTAAATATTTCATGTTTAACACGTTAGAAGATTACGAAGACGAAAAACAAGCAAATGACGATGTATTAGCATTTAATAGTAACCCTGCTAACTTACCTGATTATTATATCGGTACAGTGACATCTGATGATAACGTAGGTTTCTACGTAGACTTATCAGGCAGATTACGTGCATCTTACGATTCTTTCTTGTTACATCGTGCAACTAAACTTCTTCAAGATCTTAAAGAATACGCTAAACCTGAAGAATACCAAGTTGGTCGTTTACCATCTGGTACGATCATGTTTGTATTGTCAAAAGACCTTACAGATAGATTCAAAGAAAAATTTGGTTCTTATACCGTATTAGCGATTCGTTGGAATGATGTTAAAGCGCCTAAACAAAAAGCTGAAGACATGAATTTCGAAAAAGTTTTAGATATCAAAACTAAAACTCTTTTAGACGCTGAAGACGTGTTCGGTTTCAAAAAAAAGCCGAACAGGGATTAGATAAGTATAAAGAGTCCGTCGTAAAGAAGATGGACTCTAATCCGATTTCTGTAAATGATTTTTTGAAACTAAAAGCGCTGTCCCTTAGAGACAGTAAAAACAAAGAACAAGTTATCGTCAAAGAAGACATTAGAGGTGTTAACGGAAATTCTTTACATGACCACTATAGTAAACTATGGACAATGGTTAATGAATACAATATGAACATTATGATGGATAGTACATCTATCAATAATGCATTTAAAGAATTCTATAATTACCCGTTTTCTAAGATAGCAGAAATACTTACAGATGAGATGAGAGAGAACTTAACAAGAGTACTTGGTTTAGGATTCCCTCCATATACAAAGAGACAAGCTATTTCTGTATATAACTTGAGAAATCGTTATCCAGTTAAAGAAGAAGAAATCAAAGCAGTTAAGAATATACTTAGCTTGCTTGAAAGTAGATACACATGTAAAACTAACTGTGATAAACTAGAATTAGTTAAAACGATTAATAAGATTCTTTGTGTTTTAAACCAAAAATATTTATGGATGGTGGCTGATAAGGTAATTGAATATTACCGTGCTTTAGACTCAATCATTGATCATAAAGAAATCGACTCAGCTTTAGAATATCTTAATGAATATAAGAAAACCATTTCTAAAGCTGATTTATTAGATATAGACGCACAATTTATTGATGACGTGACTAATCTAATCCCATTTACCTATCCACACCCTGAAGTTTATTTCGCATTTGTTAATGCACTAAAATTTATTAATCTATATTATGGTCCTATCAAGGGTTCTAAGTTATTCTCTACGGATGTAGTGGGAATAATGAAGAGATATTTACTAAGAGTAGAACAAAGCCCTGGTATTGACTTTTTAAGTAAATTTAGATTATACGAAGATAGTAAAGATAAAACTATGACAGACACAAACCGACAAACTGAAGAATGTGGGTGTACCAAATTCCCTACTCTTAATAAAGAAGAGACTAATGGTAAAACAGAAACTAGACGTTACTGTAAACCTGTTGATCAAAGTCGCAAAGATAGACTCTTAGCAACAATCAACCATAAGTTAGTCGATCTCGAAGTAGAGAATTTAAAACTTAAAAATAATCTAAAAGACGTAGGTACAAAAACTAAAGAATTAGAAGATAAGGCTAAGATACTGGATAAAGTTGAGCCTGTTGAAGATTTTGAAGGGAATGTACTATTCTCTGCTTTCAAAGTAGAGTAACATTTATCGATAATTGTAAATAAGAGAAACAAAAATGGCTATTAAAATTCTTAACGAAAATAACCTTGGTCTAGGTCTTGAGAAAGATTCGAATACGAAGAAACTACAAGTAAAAATTAAAGAAGGTAGTGCGCTTCGTCTTGACGCATTAGGTCTTGATGTTGTAATCCCTCAAGTACAAATTCCTGAAGTACCAGTTGCAATTGCTAAGATCGAAATCGAAGGCAATAACATCAAAGTAACTGATACTAAAGAAAACACCCTTAACGTTGCATTACCTGCACAAACGGTAGATGTTAAATTACAAGGTGCTGAAGTTACTGCTGATAACAAATTAAAATTAACTTTATCTAGCGGTGATATTGTTGAAGCTGACCTTTCTAAATTCGTTGATGCACCTAAAACCGCACAAGAATATTGGACTGAACAAAAAGCATTAGCAACTTTCGCTAAAGATGTTGCTGACGCTCTATCAACTAATGCTGAAGCAAAAGCAGTTTTAGTTAAAGCACTTCTAAGAGAAATGATCGGTGTTGAAGTACAAGACTTCGAAGATAACAGCGTAGGTTACTTACTTAAAGCGCCAGCTGCTTCTCCTGAAGCGTAATAAATATCTATTGTTTTAAGGTATAGGGTGGGTAAATATCTACCCTATGTCTTATATGTTTATTTATTAACAACAAGGATATTTTTACAGAATGGCAAACAAGAAAATCAAGTTTATCTCAACGGACAATTTAAACGAATCGCATTTCGTTGGGGTAATCCCTAAGGGTAAAAGTAAACCTGAATTACAAGTAGCCATTTCTAGAGAAACTCCTAATCTGATAACCGTTAAAGCAGACGGCTTACATGTTGATTATCCTTCATGGGGTGATATCAAAAGTAAACCAACTAACTTTTTAACTTCTGATGGTAACCAATTCTTAACGATGAACCCACCGACGTTTACAAGAACGGTCGGTATGGAATTCACTGGTACAGGGAATAAACGTTTTGCGTTAGAACTTGTCGGTAACGGTGGTTCATGGCAGTTAGTAAGAAATGATGGTGGTAACATCGTGTTTCCTACAAGTGCTAAGAATGAAGATGTAGCGTATAAATCTTACGTAGATGAAACCGCTAAGGTTTCCCCTATTTCTGATAACATTCTTAAGAAAACATCTAGTGGTTTATACGTACCACCGCCAGCGGCTGCCCCTACAGCAAACTCTGATCCTAAAACCTATGCACTAACAAAAGTATTACCTCAAGATCGTTTACTTTTCGGACAAACCGTTATTTCTGATAGAGAAGACGGACGTAGAATGATGTATTTTGTACCTACTATCAAATTAGGTATAATCCATCTGGACTTCACTACTGTAGCAGATATTGGTGGTATCACTGAAATTGCCAAATTACCCGACGATGCTCCAGTACCTACTGGTTTAATAGAAAATCAAACCTCAACAGGTGGTACGGTATGGCTCACGGCTAATAATAGATCAATTAGGGCGCAAAATATTCGTAAAGGTAATCGTGTTATTATAGATTTAATAGGTTTCTTTAGATAATGGAAACGATATTCTGAGTATCTAGGATATCCTAGATACTCATTATGTCCGTTCACAGTGGCTTTGGTATGTTTAAAACTCAGAGGAAGAAACAATAACATGGCTATTTTAACTTATGAGCTACCTGAGACTTATGCTTCCATAAGTAGACCAGTAGCTTTAGACATTATGAAACAGCTCATGGATAATCTTAAGATAGAACAAAAGGTTCCTATTTATTATCCTGGAGCAAATGGTAAAATGACCACTTGGAATGCTAACAATATTAGAGAATCCGATAGTGCTCAATTTACTGCAAGAGAAAAGATTATCATGAATGTAAGAGAAACTCATATTGAAGACGATCTTCTTACATTAGTTCCTAAACAAAATAACCACCCCCCTATCTTTATAGATAAGGATAGTAAAATAAAAGTATTCCCAGTTTACTCTCGTGTTAAAGCTATTGTGACGTTAACTTATCGAACACAGGACAGATGGCAAGCAGAATCCTTTAGAGATAACTGGAGAAGAAAGATCGCTGAGAATAGAGAATACATGACGTTTTCAGCAAGATATAAATACCCGATCCCTAAAGTGGTGGTAAATATCTTAAACTTACTCTATTTAACTCGTAGTAAGACTAAAAAAGATTTTAATAAATTTGAAGATTATGTTTATCATTTTGGTAGTAAGAAACTAACCGAATTGACTAATGCTGCTGGTAAGGGTGGTACACTCGCCATGGCAGAAATACAGGAATATATATTTGGTAATTTTACAGACCCGAATCCACCGGAAATCGAAAAGGATGAACTGGGTGCAGTTTGGACAACTCAGTTAGAATTTGAATACCAATATGATAAACCTATCAGTATCACTACCCATTACCCAATCATGATCAACAATCATTTAGTGCATGAAGTATTGTATCCGGAAGTTTTATTTGATATTGATAGATTACCGATGATCATGTCTGATATTCGTCACTATTACGATAACATCCAATACGACATGGGTTACATGCAAGCGATGCGTGGACCGATTATCCGTATCCCTGCATTTGACGATTGGCCTAATAAGTTTACCCATAAAGAAACAACTAAGATGGTTTCTGTTTTATTAGCGATTGGAGAGGATACACCGAGAGAGTTATTTAATCTTAAGGATATGGGTGAGTATGGATTACATCCTGCATTACATGATGGGTTTAGTAAAAATCATTTTTATCTAACGAAAGATAGAGAGTTTCCTTTTTACGTTCAGTTATACGTAGATGATGTACCGGCAGGTGATGACAGATTAGAATGTACAACAGATTTAGAACTTGTTGCTACAGCTGATTTGGATATTTATAAAACTTATCACGTTGTTATCTCAGTTTACCGTAACTTAAACCTATTAACCTTAGAAGCACGTAAACGTTTCTTAAATTACCCAGCTTTAGTTAATGCATGGTTGGATATCGTATTAGGCCATAAACCAAAAAACGGTTATCCTAAAGTAGTAAATGGTAAAGTAATGCCACGTGATTTAGAAAGAGTATTTGCTGAAAATACGAATTACAAATATTCTGGTGGTGGTAGTTTACACGATCCATATCTAGATAAAGTAAGCCGTACAAGTGTAGGGGGTAATCCTAATTACGGTAGTGGTAAATATGATTTAGATAACTGGCAAAAAGGAAGTTATAACTGGTATAATTTCCCTGTTATTCCTGGTGCAGAAAACGTTGATATATTAGAACTCGGTAGCGCACTTGCTACTGTAGGTATATTTACCGTAACCACGAATAAAAACATTAATGGAGATAAACAATGGCAATAGCACACGCTACAAAATTATTAAAACCAGAAGAACCGGTATTGGTTCGTAAGGAAGTCATATCTCCACCTAGACCAATAGCAGTAGATACTAAGTATGAACCTCGAGCAAACTTACTTACTCACGTAGCGGGTGCTAAGTGGAATGTAATTTATTATAAACAATTAAAAACAAGTGAAGAAGCATCGGAAGCGTTTAACATCAATCGTCCATTGCCTTATCAGCAATATTTAAAGATTGAGAACTTTGAGTTACGTGTATCAACACCTTTGACTGCTTCACCAAATAACGAAGAGTCAGCTCACAACGTAACGGGTACAGCTTTTATCTATCCATCTATTGTGCCAGATCATGGTGATTCTTTCTTAGCGGATGTAGGCGATGGTCGTTCTGCTATTTTTAACATCAGAGAAGTCACTCAAAAATCTTTCTTAAAAGATACAGTATACGAAATTGAATACGATTTAGTAGATTGGTTATCACACGACTTACAGAAAGCAATAGATGCTAAAGTCGTTAAGACGGGTTACTACGAAAGAAGTTATTTAGACTACGGTGCAAACCCTGTTCTTGAAGAAGAACAACACGGTATCTTTAAAAAGATTAGAACATGGCAAGAACGTATCGCAAGACATTACTTCGATAGTTTCTATAACCATGAGTTTAATACTTTCTTAGTACCTGTACCAGGTAAAGTGATTTACGATCCATTTATCGTGGAATTTATTCAACGTTTATGGGATACCAATACCATACCTGATTTACAATATCTTAAAGTATATAACCGTGATACTGCAGATAATCGTTTCATTAGAACCATTTGGGATGCTATCGTTAATAACGATCCGTACATGCTGGCTAAATGTAAATCTAAATTTGGTGTAATACCAAGACAGCTTTTCCCTACTGACCATGGTGGATTAATGGGTGTGAGATTCAGTCGTTTAGATTACATTTTCCATCCTTACGATATTGTGAATCCAGCAACAGGTGTGATCAGTATCTTTGGTCACGAGAATATTAATCTAGGTGAATCTTTCAGTGAGTATTCTACAAATAGAACATTTAATCTTGCTATCAAGAAATTACCTGGTTTAGGTTTCGTACACCATACGCTGAAAGAAAACTTACCGATTCCAGATGCGAAGAAAATGGGTAGCTTTGATACTTACGTGTTGTCTCCTGCTTTTTATCAAAATACAAAATCAGAAATGTCTAAAGTTGAATTACTGTTAACTGCAGCATTTAAAGAAGAACACGTGAATGCTAAAGAATTATTACCTATTTTAGAAGATGTGATTAACTGGGGTGAAATGGAGCGTTTCTATTATATTCCGTTATTAACTGCTTTATCTAGATCGGCTCTTGGAGATTTAACACAATGACCTTTGCTAAAAGAATGTTCGCTACACAATTGTACCACAACGATACAACTAACCGTGTGATACAACCCGTGACTGTAGAACAACAAATGATTTATACTCCTACTTATAGTCAACATCAGTTGCAACATGAGTATAATTTAAAACATCAGCGTCAAATGCCTACCTTTGAAGAACTCAAAAAGAAAATCTGGGATTGGCAGTGGATGATTACTACAAGAACAAAATGGACTTATAGCGAATTTGATTTTGAGCAGAAAGGTATCACTATTACGGGTGATTTGGAACAAGATACAAGAGCGATGGAATCTTGGACGAATACCACGAGAACTCTAGCAGAATTGGTAGAGTTCTACGACCAAGGTAAAGAGTTCATTTTAAGAGATCCTAAAAACGCTGAAGATATTTTTAATATCATCAAGGAATATACCGAATACGTTGCTTATAGTTTTGATAACAGAATCCATCTTTTAAACAACAACGTTAAAGAGAACGAAGCTGTTAGAAACGTCATTAATGACGTGATTAAAATGCAAAACTTAGCCAATCGTTTATTCCCATTGGTTATTCAGAATACCGAAACAGCAGCGCCTACAAAAGGGTTACTTGGGTATATCGCTAGACGTAATGGACATGATGGACTTAATCGTATCAAGTTTGATATTCTTGGCAAATACGGTATCTCTCAAGAACAATTCCATAACGTTGAAAATACAGATGAAACAACTGGATTATTTAATGCAGTGGATATTAGACAAACGTTTGACCCAGGTACACTTAATCAGCTTAAAGGAGTAATTTAATGGCTGGTAGAAAAACATTACACGACACCGTTGTTAAGAACTTCGTTACTGAATGTATGAAGAAGATTCGTCCAGTACATTGGAACTATAGTTTAGTTATCAATACGGAAAAAGGTATCGTTAATATTTTTAGGGTAATTTCTATTCATAAATACGGAAACTTCGTTACTAACTATACCGATGAAATTACAGTAGAATGCATGTGTAATACTAAGGACTTCTTCGATAAGATCGTACCGAGTGCAAACGATTTACAATGTACATTAATTGCTACGCAATATAGTGAAACAGGTAACTTTGAAATCGATAACAGTACGCCTAAGATTCGTAAATATCGTGGACTATTAACGGATATCCCTGAACGAGGTATTACTGAAAGTACTGGACAAGGTAAAGAAATCCCTAACCCAGATTTAACTTACACGACATTTAGTATACAGCTCATCGATGCTGATGTGTTGAATCTAAAGATGGCTACCTTTGCCTGTATGTTTAATAAAACGAATCCATTTGAAGCATTATGTATGGCATTAGATGGTGTAGGAAGTGATTACGGTATAGCGGGTATCAATAGACCAGTAGATCCAGATGTAGGTACATTACGTATGATGCTTGTTCCTAGAGGGACGTTAATCAAAGATATTGCGCATTACATTCAAAAAAACTATGGTATTTATAACCACGGGATTGGTCTTTATGTTCACATGATCGATGAAGAGTATTATTGGTGTCTTTATCCTATCTTTAATAATAAACGTTATCAAAAAGAAAAAGATAAACTGACGATTACCGTAGTGGATCAAAACTACAACAATATGGAAAACGGCAATCAGAAACGAACTTATTTTGTTGATGATAAAAACGTAAACATTTATGTGAATGCAGAAGTCGATCTTAAAAAGGATAGATACGGTGAGTTAAACAATAGTACTGGTGTTCAGTATATGAACTTAAAAGAACTTGTTGACAAAACACGTACTGAAGTAGCCCCTAACCAAATCTATAAAGACGGTGGTCCGTCATTATCGTCTGTTGAGTTTGTGGGTCGTGTGGATGGTATAAATAACTTAAAACAAGAATACCGTCAAACGATGAATACCGCTAACCTTTCTTCTGAAGTGGTAGGTAACCAAGGTAACTATATGAACTTAACATGGCGTTATGCCGATCCTGATTTGATTAAACCAGGTATGCCGGTTAAGATTCGTTATATCGGTACAGATAACATCAAGACGTTATATGGTACGCTTCATGAATATCATGCAGCTTATGCATTACCACAAGCCAGTCCATTAGAGACGGCGATGGTGTGTAATGTTGCGATGAATATCTACGTGACTGAAGATGAACCTTCATGATTGAACATATATCCTACACCTTTTGGGTGTAGGATATATGACGTACTTTAGAAATCATCTGCGCCAGCACCCATCCATGCTGATGCATCTACACTGATACCAGTATTATCTCTTAATTCAGATTTACCACTATCTTTCGTTTCTAAGTCAGGACGTAATCCACCAAACTTACTAAACGGAATAAAGAATGAACAATCTTTTTCAGGTGTGCCTTGGCTACTTCTGTCTTTACCTCGAGCAAATGCCATCCAAGCGTTCTTCTCAGCATCGTGTTCAATATTACACACGATTTCCATATCGACTTCCATGTCAATACTTCTACATTCACTCCAATAACGTTTACCAGCGATTTGTTTAACAAAGTCTGTACTACCTTGTCTTAATAACATGGCTGCGTCTGTTGCTACCTGATGCGGTGTTAATAATGTAATACGTCTAGGGTTACAATAGTTACGCATTACTTTGAATAACTGTCTTATCCAGAATGCTCTATTCTCATCACCTAAACCATCACCATTGATCATTGCCAAATAGTCAACTGCGGCTAATTGAATTTCAAATCCTTGAGCTTCTAAATCCATAAATTTAGAAAGGATTTCACGATACGAAGTATTGGTTGGGTCAATGTGGTAAAACTTAAAAGTGTACCCCCGTTCTTTTACATGGTCAATAAACCATTTAGCCATATAAGCTGGGTCCATTTCTAAGATATTACATTGTGCATTGTTTTCATATTCCCACCAGTATTTAAACCAAATCCGCATATTTAACGGAATATCGTTTTCTGTTGAGATATGAAGAATACAGGGTTTCTTCGTGGGATCAAATAAGTAAGGTTTATTAAACATCATCGAATGTAATGTTAAACAACTCGTGACTAATGATTTACCATTAGAAGGTCTTGCCCCAATTACGTACATGTTGCCTCGACGTAACCCATCTACATCACCACACATTCTATTAAATCTTTGCCAGCCTGTTTTAATGACACTATTCACATCCAAGTCTTCTTGAACATTCATAAAGTGTTTAGCTAACTCTTCTTCCGATTCAGTATCACCCATACCGTTTAATGCTGGGTCATCGTTAGCGTTTGTTTCACTATCAATGAATCTTTCCATCGTAGCTGAAACAAGTTTAGCCATATCAGAAACTTTAAATGCAGGTGCACCAGCATAAATCGTTTTACTCGCTAACTTTTTCATTTCATTTAAAAAGTCTTTTTGAGTAAAATATTTATTTAATTCTTTTTGAAGTAAATCAACTTTTAATAAAACTTTATCAGGAGTGGTTTCTCCTTCTAATAAACTAGTAATATCATCCCGTAATTCAGGATCTTTCTTAATACTTAATTTAACTTTACTTAATAAAAAATCTTTATCGTATTGTTCTTCACCATTACGTAAAGCCATCGACTGAGCAATGTCTCTTAACGCTATGAGGTTTTCTCTATCATCATCTGTGGCTGTTACACCCTCTGGCGCAGGTAAACTATTGATGATATTTAAGACTATTTCTTTACTATTTTTTCCACTTTCCGGGATTAACGATTCCCAGAATAATAATGCGATTGATTGTACTAATAAAATACGCGGGTCCATTGACAAAAACTCCAATAATATATGTGCATGTTATGTTTAAATATTGATTTCAGAATTTCTCAATATAAGGGGATAACTTTATGTCTGAACTTAGTGTAGCAGATGTGTACGTGGTTAACCTACCTCACACTCTTGCTCAATTAATTGAACAATACCCTGATACATTTAATTTAGAAATCTTAACTGACTTATCAGTTTTGTCTACTAAGTTAAATTTAGAAGATATTTTTCAATATGTATATGAACAAACCATAGATGATAAATTTAATGATTTTATCGTAACATCTGGTTTAAAGAACATCTTGCAAAAACAAGATAACATAACTTGGTTAAGTCAAGTTAAAACTCAGTATGATTCCTATCTCCGTAAACGAGAAGATATGAAAAAAATTAATGAAGATGATTTAACAAGAACCTTTGGTGTATTGGAATCTTATCATGTAAATGGTAAGATCAATAAGCCAGATGTTAAATGCGTTTTCTTTAAACGTAATACTGAAGAAACCCAAACAGATCTATTAACTTATAAACAAGAACTCCTTAACGTATTTTACGACATGTTCGGTTTCGAAGTTATTAGAAATCACCCGGTTACAAAATACATTTTAAAATTAGGTAGCATTAGATAAATGTTACCATTTATTATGCTTTTTGTAATGTAGTATGTAAATATTTAATATTTAGCAATATTTACATTCTACTTTTTTAAAAATAGTAAAATAGTAAA